GTTGACACTATACTTTTTGTATAGTAAATTAGTTGTAACACATCTATAGGTGTGACAGATAAAAAGAATAGTATGGCATTTTTTAATCGAGCAGCCTGTTTTACTGATATTCATTTTGGAAACAAAAACAATAGCAAACAATACAATTCCGATTGTGATGAATTTGTAGATTGGTTTATTAGTCAAAGTAAAGATTGTGATACATGTATATTCTTAGGTGACTGGCATCATCATCGTGCAGGTGTTAATGTCAGCACACTTAACTACAGTGTCAACAATATTAAAAAACTAAGCAACGCATTTGAACACGTATACATGATTATGGGAAACCATGACCTATACTACCGTGAGAAGCGTGAACTTAACAGCTTACCTTATGCTAACTTGTTCCGCAACGTTGTTATCGTTGAAGACATAATTGTGCATGATGATGTTGCCTTTATTCCTTGGCTTGTGGGCGATGAGTGGAAAAAACTCGAAAAGCTCAAAGCAAGGTATATGTTTGGACACTTTGAACTTCCATACTTTAAAATGAACGCAATGGTAGAAATGCCAGACCATGGCGGTCTAAACGTAAATCACCTCAGAGGCGTAGAGTATGTGTTTAGCGGTCACTTCCACAAACGCCAAAACAAAGGTAACATTCATTACTTAGGTTCACCGTTTGCACATAACTATGCTGATGCTTGGGATGATGATAGAGGCATGATGAAACTAAGCTGGGGCAGCAAGCCAGAGTATTTTGATTATGCTGGCCCACGCTATCGCACTACTACGCTTAGTAGATTGATTGACTCACCTGACACTATCCTCAATAGCAAAACATACTGTCGTGCAACGCTCGATGTTAACATTAGCTATGAAGAAGCCAGTTTTATTAAAGAGACATTTGCACAACAATATCAGCTACGTGAGATTACACTCATGCCTAGCAAAAAAGAAGAACATGCACAGGATTGGCAAGTAATTGATGATCTTGAAGTTGAAAACGTAGACAAAATCGTTTATAACAGTCTTAATGCAGTTGACAGCGAGATTATTGACAAACGCTTATTAATGGACATCTATAACCACCTATGATTACTATTAAAGACATCACAATTAAGAATTTTATGTCGATCGGCAACGTTACACAAGCAGTACGCTTTAGTGATAACGGACTGACGCTTGTGCTGGGCAATAACATGGACCTGGGCGGTGACGGCAGTCGTAACGGTACCGGAAAGACCACTATCGTTAATGCACTAAGTTATGCAATGTACGGCAACGCACTAACAAACATTCGCAAAGACAATCTAATCAATAAAACCAATGCTAAGGGTATGTTGGTAACATTAGACTTTGAGAAGAACGGCACAAACTATCGTATCGAACGTGGACGTAGACCAAACATATTCCGTTTCCTAGTTAATGATATGGATATTAACAGTAATGATACAGACGAAGCGCAGGGCGAAAATCGTCAAACACAGGATGTAGTTGAAAAACTGTTTGGTATGTCGCACGACATGTTTAAACACATCGTTGCGTTAAATACATATACGGAACCTTTCCTCAGTATGAAAGCAAATGATCAAAGAACTATTATTGAACAGTTGCTTGGAATCACTATGCTTAGTGAAAAAGCCGAGGTTCTGAGAGAACAGCAAAGGCTTACAAAAGATGCTATCAAAGAAGAAGAATATCGAATTAAAGCAGTTGAAGACGCAAATCTCCGGATTGAAAAAAGTATTAGTGATCTGGAAAGGCGGCAACGGTTATGGGAGTCTAAAAAGCATGAGGACTTACAAAGTTTAACTAATGAAATCAGCATACTTGATAAAATTAATATAGATCAAGAACTAGCTGCACACAAAGAGTTAACAAGCTACTTAGAACGTAAACAACAGATTCAAATTCTTGAGTCTGAGATAACACGTCTATCCACAAGCATTAATAAAGAACAAACACGCTTAACAAAAGCACAGTCTGACTTGCAAGCTACAATAGATCATAAGTGCTATGCTTGTGGGCAAGAAATTCACGATGACCAGCACGAAAAGATTTTGGAAACAAAACGTAATGCAGTTAAAGAAAGTGAACTTGCAATTGCTAATGACACACAGTCAAAGGTAGAGTATACACAAGCACTTGCTGATATCGGTGCGCTAGGCAAAATGCCTATTACCCACTATAATACAGAGCAAGCAGCATATCAACATCAAAGTAAAATTGAAGGCTTACGGTTACAATATACTAACAAAGCAAATGAAACTGACACTTACCGAGAACAAATTGACATTCTTAAAGAAAATGGATTGCAAACAGTTACATGGGATATTATGAATGAACTTTCGAAGGTAAAAGAGCATCAGGACTTTTTGTATAAGTTGTTAACCAACAAGGATAGCTTTATCCGTAAAAAGATTATTGAGCAAAACTTAACATACCTTAACAGCAGGCTCGCATACTATTTGACTAAGTTAGGTCTACCGCATGAGGTGCAGTTTATTAGTGATCTTAATGTTGAGATTACTGAGCTTGGTCGTGAGTTAGACTTTGATAACTTGTCACGTGGCGAACGTAACAGACTTATCTTAGGTCTTAGTTGGGCATTTAGAGATGTTTATGAAAGTATGAATGAGCCTATTAACTTTATGGCGATTGATGAGTTGATTGATAGTGGTATGGATACAAACGGAGTCGATGCTGCACTTAGCGTTCTTAAGAAAATTGAACGTGAACGTGGGAAAAACATTTTTCTTATCTCACACAGAGATGAGTTAGTGGGGCGGGTAAATACTATTTTGCAAGTTACAAAAGAAAATGGGTTTACAACGTTTAGCACGGATACGGAGTATGTAAGTGGCAGTTAATCACACCTACAATTGGCTAGCAAATAATGTTTCAGGACATCTGATACACGAGTCTCCTGACGGTGGGAAAACTGTGCGTAGCAGACCTGCAGCAGATCATCCAATACAATTATTAACAAACGGTTTATTACCAGTAGATATCTGGTATAAGATTTACGGAAACAAACATGGCATTTAATGGTTATATTGACTATGATTCATCTTCTTATTACGGTAGAGGAGTTGCCCAGAACACCGGAATCATCGCAACGGATACAGGCATTAGTGTATCTGCGGGGAACATGAATATATCCAGTTCGGCAATTAACGGTCCTAATGGCCCGTATGTAATTAATACTGGGGCTGTTGGCGCTGCAGGTGGGACCACTAATTACACTTATCACACCCCTGATTGGCAAAACAAACGAATGGACGTAAGGGACAACGGAAAAATTCCAGTTGACATCTGGGCTATGATGTATAATAATGGAGTTATAGATGACTAATTTTATCTTTGACGTTGACGGAACGCTTACTGCACCACGTCAATTAATTGACACAACGTTTAAAGAATACATGCTAGATTTTACAAGGATGCATACTTGTTATCTATGCACAGGCAGCGACAGGGCAAAAACATTAGAACAACTTGGCGAAGAATTAACAAATCAATTTAAACAGGCATTTCATTGTAGTGGCAATCACATATTTGAACAAGGCAAAGAAATATACAAATCCGAATGGCAACTTAGTACAGAAGAATTTTGGTTTTTGGATGCAGCATTAAACAGCATACCTTACTTTGAAAAAACTGGAAATCACATAGAACAACGTATAGGCACCGCAAACTTTAGTATCTGTGGCAGAAACGCAACATATGAACAACGGCAAAACTTTGTAAAATGGGAAAGTCGAAACCACAAGAGATTAGAAGTAGCCAAAAAATTTAACGATATGTTTGGTTATAAATCTCATGCAGTAGTAGGCGGCGAAATTAGTATTGACATCTTTAAACTAGGATGTGACAAAGGTCAAATAAGAAAACATATCTCAGGCGATGCTGTTTACTTTGGCGATCATTGTTTTCCTAATGGCAATGATTATGCTATTAGTAAGCTATGCGAAGTCTCCCATCAAATAGACAACGGTTGGCAACAGACTTTTTCAATTCTTCAAAATCAATACCATAATCAGTAGAATTATGAGGATTAGTGATATATACATAGTTAATGGAATGGAAATACAACGATATATTGGTAGATGAATTACCCGAAGGCTGTGAAGGCTTTGTATATCTAATCACTAATCTGACTAACGACAAAAAATATATTGGCAAAAAATTAGCACGTTTCAAAAAAACAAAACCACCTCTTAAAGGCAAAAAGAACAAAAGACGCAGCACAATTGAAAGTGATTGGAGAGACTATTGGGGCTCCAGTGACAGATTAAACGAAGATGTTGCGTTATTAGGCCCATCAAATTTTACAAGAGAAATCTTATACTATTGCACCAGCAGATCAGAGTTAAGTTATCTCGAGGCACGTGAACAGTTTGACCGCAAGGTATTAGAAACTGATGAATATTACAATGGCATAATTAACGTTCGTGTAGGCGGATCGAAGGCTCTAATAGAATCTCTCCAAAAACAAGCAGCACATAAGGTTGGCGGGCCAGTTTAAAACTCCGCTGTGGAAAAACCGGGTGGTACCGGACACGTAACATATAGATACACTCC